CGTCCGGTAACTCCGCGAAGATCAATAGCACCGGAGAAGACGCTGTGATTATGTGCGCAGGCAGCAGATCAAAAGCAAAAGGCAAAAAGGGGAGCTGGATCACGCTTGCGGAATGGGTGAAAGATGAAGAAAAAGGACGCTATGTGCCGGTCTGCGTAAAAACAGAGCGCGTAGACGGCGAAAAAATCAAAGAGGACACTTATTACACGCTGAAAAATGGAGAATTTGTGGAGGTACAGGAATGAAAAAGTATGAATACACAGGAATGGATGTAAGCACATCAAAGAGCGTCGAGGACGGCGCAAGCTACTATATCGAAGCAGTACGCCGGTATCTGGAAAGCGAGAAATTCCCGCATGTTGAGACAATCGCGGCGATTCTCGGACTGAAAGAAGTGGAGGTGCAGCCATGTGGGACAGCGACGAAAACGGGAGAAGAGTGCTGATCTGTGATTTTTGCGGCGAGGTCATTGTGTCTGCAAAGCCTGGATATTACGGCGAGGACTACGTAGAGGTCAATGGCGAGTGCATCCACACAGAAAACTGTATGGACAGATGGATTCATGAGCACAGAAAGGAAGCTACATATGGCGAAAATAGATGAGAAAATCATGCAGATCCAGACACGGATCAAGGTTCCGAAGAACCATGTTAATGAGTTTGGAAATTTCAAATATCGGAGTGCCGAGGATATCATGAAAGCGTTGAAGCCGATGGAAAAAGAGCTGCTAGTGTCAGTACAGATCACCGACGAAGTGGTAGCGGTAGGAGTGAACGTGTATCTGCGGGCGACGGTGACCGTGTACGACCTGGAAAGCGGAGAAAGCCGTAGCACAAGCGCTTTTGCGCGGGAACCGGCGACACCGAAAGCTAAGATGGATGAAAGCCAGACAACCGGTTCTGCATCGTCCTACGCGCGGAAATACGCGCTCTCAGGAATGTTCCTGCTCGATGACAGCATTGATCCGGATTCTAACAGGGCGATTGACAGCGGAGAACCTTGCTCGGATGCGCAGGAAAAAACCATCCGGGAACTGGCGGAAAAACACAATGTCAATCTTGAGGAGCTGTATAAGAGACAGAAAGTTAAGAATAACCGCCCGACGGCGATGCAGGCCGGAAAGATTCTTAACATGTTCAAAAAACAGCTCGGGGGCGAGTGATGCACGCTCTGGCTGAAATCGTAAAATCCGTAGAAAAAGACGGTGATACGTGGCTTGTAGTGCGGCTGCCGAAAAACAGACTGAAAGAAGAAATCGAGAACAAAACCATCACGAATACAGAAATGCGTTTCGACGATGGGCGGCATATCTCCAATCTGCAGCGGAAGAAAGCATACGCAACCCTCCGGGATATAGCTATTGAGTTGGGCTATCTCCCGGAGGAGATGAAAGAGATTATGAAATGCAACTACATGATCGAGACCGGAGAGCCGTATTTCTCCCTTTCAGACTGTTCGATGGGGATGGCGCGGGATTTCATCACGTTTCTGATGGATTTCGTGCTTAAAGAGGGAATACCGCTCTCAGACAGCGGAATAGAGCGCGCGGATGATGTCGGGAAGTACCTGTACGCGTGCATCAAGCACAGAAAATGCGCGGTGTGCGGGAAAGATGGCGAAATCCACCACGTTGATACAATAGGCATGGGAAATGACCGGCGGCGGGTGGATGATTCTGGATACCGGAAAATCTGCCTGTGCAGGACGCACCACACGATCGCACATCAACGCGGAATACCGAGCTTCGAAAAAATGTATCACGTATACGGAATTGTTGTAGATGATAACCCGGATGGGAAATCATAGAGCCCAGCATGGAACTGTCAACAGAGTATCTCAAAACGGTTCATATTTTATACGTCACGACAAAAAAGGCGGCTGGCTGGAGCCGCCGGAAAGGGGCAGAGATGCCGATTAACAGCAAACAGAAAGGGAAACGCTTCGAGCTGGAGCTTTCCAGAAAGTTCCGGGAGTATGGCTACACGGAGTCCCGCCGGACCGCGCAATACTGCGGCAACACCGGGGATGCATCCGATGTTGCAGGTCTCCCTGGAATCCACGTAGAAGCGAAACATCAAGAGAGAATGCAGCTCTATGACTGGATGGATCAGGCGAAACACGACGCGAAAGAAAGTGGAAAAGACGTTTTGCCTGCAGTATTCCACAAGAGAAACAATCATAAGATCCTAGTCACGATGGAACTTGATGACTGGATGACAATATTCCGCGAATACGAAGCGGGAATGAGTCTGAAAGAAGGTGCGGACGATGGGCGAGGTTAAGTGGGTTAAGATGTCGATAGACATGTTCGATAATCGAAAGATCAAGTATCTGCGCGGCCTGCCGGAGGGAAACAACATCGTTCTTATCTGGGTCATGCTGCTGACTCTGGCAGGGCGGTGCAATTCCAATGGCTATATTTTCCTTACCGAAAACATCCCGTACACTCCGGCGATGCTCGCAAATGAGCTTGGATTCCCAGAAAGTACTATTCTGGTAGCCATGAAAGCGCTGGAAAGTATGGGAATGATAAGCCGAAACGAGGAAAACACGCTTCTGATCCCTGGATGGGAAGAACATCAGAACGTAGCCGCGCTGGAACAGATCCGGGCGAGCAACCGGAAGCGGCAGGCGCGGTACAGGGAACAGGCGAAAATAGAAGCTGTGGATCAGGAAACACCGCCGACTGTAGATGAGAAGCAAGAGGAACACGAAGAACCAGAAGAGCCGAAGCCGTCGAAAAAGGAGGAGGAAACCAAAGAAGCAAAGATTCTTTTCGAGCGGCTGTGGAGCCTGTATCCGAACAAAAAAGGCAAGGGGAAGGTAAGTGATACAGCAAAGAAAAAACTGCTTAAAATCGGGCAGGAAGAGCTTGAGAGAGCAATTCAGAGGTATAAGACGGAACTGGAAAAGGAGGGCTGGAGACTGCCGCAGTACGGCAGTACCTTTTTCAATTCTGGTTACGTGGATTATCTCGACGCGAATTATGAGCCGGGAAAAAGAGAGCCGACGAAGCAGCAGAAAGAAAACAAATTCAACAATTTCAACCAGCGGGACTATGATTTCGCGGCGCTGGAACAGGCATTGACAGGAGGTTAAGCATGGTATCAGTAATCAAAACAGCAATTATCTGCGCAACAGTAGCGTTTTGCTTCTTCCAGATGATGAAACGCTAAGAAAAGGACAGGGGAGGGACCTATGAGCAACAAATTGAAGAAAAAGCCGTCAACGCGGTTAAGCCCTGAGTTGATGACGGCCGCAGAAGTGAGCGGGATCACAGGCGTAAAGCTCGAGATCCTGCGGAAATGGGTGGACAGGATGCAGAGAAACCTGTCCGAAGCCTACCAGAAAGAAGCACAGGAAAAGCTGCTGAAAGCAGAGGACTGCATCAGCGCGGCGAACGTCGTGTGCTCGGCACTGGCGATCTATGAGACCTGGGGGTACAAAAAGGCGCTTGAACGGTACATGGACAACTACACTGCGGCAGTACGGAAGATGAACAGTGTAGGTCTGGCTAAGATGTACGAGGAACTGCACGAAAAAACCGGCGCGACGCTGGAATTTGAGGATATGGATTTCGCAAAAGAGTTTGGCTTTGGAGGGGCGGAAGAATGAAAGAAACAAAATATGATAAAAACGATTTCCCGGATGCTCTTCTGAAAGAATGGGATAAGACGAGAAAACAGATTCTCGGAAAGGAAGGAAAAGAGAATGGAGATCATCGGAATTGTTCTGTTCTGCGCGGTGATTCTCGCGTCAGCAAAACTAATGCTTGACCCGCCGGATCGGAAAAAAGATCCGAAAGAGGATGAGGAGCAAATTGAATTTCTGAACGAGTGGAACAAGAAACATAAAAAATAACAAACACAAAGAAAGGAGCCAGCCTCCGGCCAGTTCCGGTTGCTACCATTGTATTATGTATCAGATAAGGATAAGGCGTGGTATAAAGAGCGGTACGGGATCAGATACTCAGATGCTTATGAGGTGTATGGTCTGACAAGAACAGGGTGTTGTGGTTGCCCGATATCGTACAAGGCGGTTGAGGATCTGGAAAAGATTGGAAAATACGAACCGAATGTCGTAAAAGCAGCTTGGAATATCTTTGGAAAAAGCTATACATATCGGATGCAATATAACGACTATAAGCAGAAGAGAAGGAATGCTGAAAAAGTCGAAGCAAGCATTACTGGTCAGATGAGCCTGGAGGATTTTTTGAAATGAGTAAAGAGTTGATTATAGATTGCTTTGCTGGCGGGGGCGGTGCCTCCGTCGGCATCGAGATGGCACTGGGGAGACCGGTAGATATTGCGATCAATCACGATCCGGATGCCATATTGGTGCATAAGACGAATCACCCGACCACGCTGCATCTGACAGAGGATATTTTTAAAGTCAATCTGCGTAAATACGGCAAAAATCAGCATGTGGCGTTGATGTGGGCTAGTCCGGACTGCACAAGCCATAGCAAAGCAAAGGGCGGTAAACCACGGGAGCGCGGTCTGCGGATTCTTCCGTGGGCTGTGTACAAGCATGCTAAGGAGATTCTGCCGGATGTGATTCTGATGGAAAATGTGGAAGAAATACAGCAGTGGGGGCCACTGGATGAAAAGGGATATCCGATTCCGGAGAAAAAAGGCGAAGATTACAAGAAATTCATCAGGTCGATGAAAAGCCTTGGATACATATTCGACTGCCGAGAACTGGTAGCTGCTGATTATGGAGCACCGACCACACGGAAACGATGGTATGCGGTGTTCCGGCGGGACGGAAAAGAAATCTGCTGGCCAGAACCAACGCACAGCAGGGAAAACACCGCTTTAAAGCGGTGGAAAGAATGCGGAGACTATATTGATTGGTCTGATCTCGGAACGTCGATATTTGACCGAAAAAAGCCGCTGGCAGAGGCAACGCAAAAGCGAATAGCTAACGGGATAAAAAAATATATCATCGATGCACCGGAACCATATATCGTAAAAGATAAGGATGCGCTGGCCTTCGTTATTCAGTATCACGGAGAGACACGAGACGGAGATTCCCGGGGGCAGCTTCTGACGGATCCAATCAAAACGATCGATACATCAAACCGTTACGGGCTGGTGACTGCATTCGTTACTAAATATTATAAATCCGGAATCGGGCAGGGATGCGATGAGCCAATTCATACCATAACGACTTCGCCAGGGCATTGTGGACTGGTATCTGCGTTTCTGATCAAATATTACGGTGCTGGATGCGGGCAGATGCTCGACCATCCGCTCGGGACGATCACCACAAAAGATCGGTTCGGACTGGTCAACGTGATTCTGGAGATCAAAGGGGAAAAGTATATCATCTATGATATTTTTTTGCGGATGCTGAAACCGGAAGAACTGAAACAGATGCAGGGATTTCCGCGAGATTATATTATTAACCGAGATTATAATTTTAAAAGTTACCCGGTCGCGAAACAGGTGGCGCGGATCGGGAACAGCGTGGTGCCGATTATGGCTCAAAAGCTGGTAGAAGCCAACTGCCCGTACTTAAAAGTAGGGGAGCGGGTGCCGAATCTGAATATCGATGACAGCCAGGGACAGTTGAGGTTTGCGTAGGAGGTGAAAAAATATGCTGATTCCAACGGTAAAAGCGAAAGAATTTGAAAAATTTGGTTTTAAAAAATGCAAAGGAATATCGAGTGACCTCGAATGCTATTATCTGTGCGTAGCAAGAGGAAAAAAGATGCTTTTTGTGAGTAATGTATACTTTGGGGTAAATGATTGGAGCGATGATGACCCGAGAATTCACGCGAATCCTAATTGCAGGTACAGAAGCGTAAAAACAAGCCTTGATATTATTTACGAGCTGATCAAAGCGGGGATGCTGAAAAGCAGTTTTGAAAAAGAAAGCAGAAAAGGTCCTTGATGAAATCGCTGAGCAGATTGGATGTTGTAAAGCGGATGAGATCATCTATGCGGGGCGAGGGATCGGCGGACTCCGTGTAACGGTATATCAAGCTCTTGCAGAGGAATACGTATATCAAATGCCAGAAGAAGAGGAGGAAGATGATGCTGATTAGAAGACAGGACAAGAAAGCAATCTTCAATATTGATACTTGCAGAGCGCTTTATGTGGCTGAGACGGTTGGAGGTTGTTTTAAAATCTGCGCAGACCAATTCGAACAGCTTGGAACTTACAAAACAGAAGAAAGAGCGATGGAAGTGTTGCGTCTGATTGCAAAACAGAGCGCACAGTGCAAAGCAGTAGAGATTCTGTGTGGGCCGGTACATGAGGGACAAACGCAAAGCATGGTTTTGTTGGCGGAAGAAATCGAAAAAGCTTGGTATATGGATATGCCGGAGGAGTGAAGATGGGAAGAGTGAAAAGACTTACAGAAGATTCTTTTGACGGTACCGCACATATTAAGCTGTGCGGTACCAGTTGCCCGTACGACGGGGAATACTGTGCATCAGATGAATGCCGAGTACTAAACGAGGTAGCCGAAAAGTTGGCGCGGTATGAGAGACTGGAAGAACAGATCGCGGAGTCGGCAGAACAATATATACAAAAAGGAATTGCTATGCCTTATGCTGTAATGCCAGAAGTGACAAGAGGAGTAGTTAAAACGGTCTTTGAAGGGTTTGGAGGAGGTGAGGAAGAATGAGTAGAGCATACAAATGTGACAGATGTGGCGCACTGTATGAGTCGTATGAGGGAGAGAATAGATATGATGTATTAAAGCCAACTAAAGTAATGATTAATTCATTAGCAGAAGATATACTAAATGTATATGACATTTCTGTTCCGATTCAGAATATTGGTGATATTGTTGAAATATTAGGTGGTACTATCCAAAAAGAAACTTCATTTTCAGATGGCGCAGTTGAAAAGGAAGGGGATGGATTTAGGATTATTGTATCCCCATATCAAGACGAAAAAAGAGAAAGATTTACAATTGCACATGAATTAGGACATCTCTTTCTTCATATGGGATATAGAACTAATAAAGAGTTATGGGCAAGACAAGAGAATAACATTTATCATCGAATAGGAAGCTCCGAAAAAGAATATCAAGCAAATGAGTTTGCAGCAGCTTTTTTAATGCCAGCATCGGAATATCTTACAGTTCTTAAAAGGATTGCGGACGGTAACGTAGTAGATACTTCCAAGATTGCAGAGTATTTTAATGTGTCGGTAGAAGTTGCATCTAATCGAGGAAAATTTTTGGGGTATTTAAGATGGTAAAAGAAGATCAGACATTAAGTAAATATAGCAAGCTAATTGAAGACTTAGAAAGCATGAACTTGGATGAAGAAGGAGAGAAAAAATCAAAATGACAAAAGAAGAACTTGTGATAGGGAACAGGTATAAGATCCGCCGCCCGTCAATCGCGGATGGCAACGTAAATTCGTATCAGTGGAGTGATGCAACTTTGGTTGATATCTCTACACATATTGCGGTATTCAGTGTGGGAGAGTATTGCGTCACCTACAAATTCTGCCAGTTAAGAGATGAGGTAAAAGAAGCGTAACGCAGAAAGGAGCTGCACCATGAGCATTCGTGGCACATTTTTGAAAGATTACGGGATTTCGAAAGAACTTGGGGATAAGATCGTATCATATTGCAGAAACGCGCACGACTACGACCAGAATCTTATCTTGCAGGCCGCACAGAAGACTTGCCCGGAGATATCGAGTGCCCTGTTCGCGAATCTGACGCTTGGAATTGGGTATGACCGGATCAGCCAGGTGCAGTATATCCCAATGCAGCGGAAAGATTTCCAGGGATACAGGCGGAAGACAATCGAGGAGCTGTATAGATTGCTGCTTCTGCATGGGAAGGAGTTAGAATGATAATCGGAGGGAAAGAAGTAAGCGAAATTTTGGTGTGTACGAAAGAAAATGAGTTGATTGTAAGCATTACAGATAAAAACGTCATCGTAAAAAACGGTTATGATGTGGATCTTTGGCCATCAGCGGAGAAAAAATCCGAAGAAACGGAAAAATAATCTGATATTAAGCACAAAAAGGGTACAACGAAAAGCCCCCATGCCAGTACACTAAGAATAGAAGTGTATTAGTATGGGGGTGATTTTTATTCCTACAAATAAAACTTACGAAAATCTTGAAAAAATGATGTTTTCCGGCGTTGGAGCGTATGGGATTCCAGAGATTATGCCGGAAGAGTACAAGCCGTGTGAGTGGATCGGATTTAATTACGCAGCCAGCACGGCGAAAAGAGCAGGGAAAGGCGTTCATTTCTTCTTGGATGACTACCAGTTCGAACGGGTGTGGAATAACCCGGATCGGTACATTGAGGTATTGAGGGACTATGACTATGTGCTTTCCCCGGATTTCAGTATGTACACGGACTTCCCGAAAGCCATGCAGATTTACAACCATTACAGAAAACACTGGTGCGCGGCATATATGCAGATGAATGGACTGCGTGTAATACCTACGATCGCATGGAGCGATGAAAGCTCGTTCGAGTGGTGCTTTGATGGCGAGCCGGTGGGAAGCGTGGTGGCAGTATCCAGTGTGGGAACGCAGAACAGCAAGGCGAAAAAGGCGGCATTCCTGCGGGGATATGAAGAAATGATGAAACGATTATCACCGGAGCGCGTGATCTTCTTCGGGAAAGTTCCGGAAGAACTGGAAGGGGACGTGGAAAAGGTCGCGGCATTCCAGGAGAGATACAAGAAGGAGGGAACCTAGATGGGGGGGGCGCGGAAGTAGTAGCAACTTACAAAACAGAAGCACCAAGCAATCATTAGAGGAGTTTCTGGGGAAAAGAGGCCTTTCCTCTCCTATAAGTGATTACATGGTAGATAAGATGCGTATTCCTCATGGAATGACGCAGCGACAGCAGAAAAAATTAGAAAAAGATGCTGCAAAAGCAAGAGAAGAGTACGCCGCAAAGCGAGAATCAGCAATTAAGGAATACAATCAAAAAGTTGCATCTGGGCAAATTGCACAACCAGGTAAGTATGATAAGTTACTGAAAACCGCGAAAGGTCATTCGGATAACGAATCCGTGCAGGCAGCCAGAAGAACGCTTACAAAACGCGGCATAGACTGGAAAACAGGAAAGAAATTGAAGAGGTAAACGATATGGGCGGACGAGGGGGGCAAGCGGAATAGGCAGGAAAAGCCAATTACGCGGAACACTGAAAGAAAAAGGTTTTCGGTGGGACGGAAAAACAAAGAGCTGGGTAAAGAAAGATTGATCGGTAGGACGGGGAGGACATTATGGCAAACCTAAACGCGATCATTAAAAAATTGCAACGCGCGCTGGTGAAGAACGGGCAAATCGTGAAGATAGGGACAACACAGTTCTATTCAAAGGAGCAAGAGAGGATGATAACCATGTATATACTTTCAACCCCTGTTGATTTTCTCGGAAAAGCTGGTGTATGGAAACAAATGGACTATCAGATCATCAGAACAGCATCACAGCTCGACTTGCTGAACTGTCTGGTAGATATGTGGAGGGCACTGCAAGAATGGCAATAGACAGAGGTGATTAGATGAGCGTAACAAAAAAACAAAAAGATTTTTGCCATGAGCTGATGGAATGCGGGAATAAGGCGGAAGCGGCAAGAAAAGCGGGGTATTCTGAAAAGACAGCACCGCAAATGGCAAGCGAGAACTTAAAAAAGCCGAATGTTAGAGAGTATTTACGCCATCTGGAAGAGCAAGTAGAGAGCGAAAAGGTCGCAACTATCAAGGAAATACAGGAATTTTATACTTCGGTTATGCGAGGTGAAATAAAGGATCAGTTTGGGCTTGAAGTGTCTATTGATACCAGAATGGCGGCAGGCCGGGAGCTTATGAAGCGAATTGAGCTGACCGAGAAAACGAAAGCAGGCGGCGAGGGCATTACGATCATTAACAATATTCCACGCCCGGAGGGAAAGAATGGAAAGCAGCGTAAACGCAGTAAATCTAACTGACATCATCGCACCTGCTTTCTATGCTGTCCATTGGGATATTCTTGACGGCAACCACACTTATTATGACCTGTACGGAGGACGCGGATCCACAAAGTCATCATTTGTAGGTGTTGAAATTCCGCTCGGGATGATGATGGACGCGGAAAAAGGAGAGCATACAAATGCTGTGATATTCCGAAAAGTTGGAAATACCCTGCGAGAATCGGTGTTTGAGCAGATCGCATGGGGAATTGATGCACTTGGTGCGAATGATCTTTGGTCGGCGAGTGTAAGCCCGATGCAGTACACTTATAAGCCGACCGGACAGAAGATCATCTTTCGCGGGCTGGATAAGGCAAAGAAAACGAAATCAATCAAGGCAAGCCGCGGATGGTTTAAATATCTGTGGTTTGAGGAACTTGACGAATTCGCCGGAATCGAAGAAATCCGAACCGTACAACAGTCCGTGCTGCGTGGTGGAGATAAATTCGTTGTGTTCAAAACTTTCAACCCGCCGATCAGCCGGAGCAACTGGGCGAACGTATACGTTGAAGAGCCGAGAGAGGACAGTTACAGGCACAAGAGCGACTATACAAGCGTTCCTGTGGACTGGCTTGGACAGCAGTTCATCGACGATGCAGAACACCTTAAAAAGACCAATGAGCGCGCGTATAAGCATGAGTATCTCGGTATTCCGGTTGGACTTGGAACGAATATATTTGAGCTTCTTGAGATCCGAACCATTACGGACGAGGAAATACAGAAGTTCCAGTCTATCTACCAGGGACAAGACTGGGGTTGGTATCCGGATCCGAAAGCATTTATTCGGGCGGCTTATGTGCCGAATCAAGAAAAAGTGTATCTGCTTGACGAACTGGGCGGATGTAAGATCAGAAATGCCTCCATGGCGAAGCAGATCAAAGATAAGAGCTATGATGATTATTCTATATACTGTGGTGTAGACGAAGAGGAAAGCATAGTAGACTTCCGAGATGCAGGACTTCCGGCCAGAAGAGCGCTTGTTACTCCGGGCAGCCGAAAATATACTTTCGAATGGCTCCAGTGCAGAACGCTTGTTATTGATCCGGCACGGACACCACGAGCATATAAAGAAATCATCAATTACGAACATGAAATTGACGCAAATGGAGAAGTGATAGCGGACTATCCAGACGGTGACGATCACTGGATAGATTCTCTCAGGTATGCTACGTCTCCAATATCAATGCGCAGGGGGTATAGTGCATAATGTGCGAATTTTGTGATGAGTTGAAGAATTGGAAAACCTTAGAAAGATTCGATCAGCGTGCACGGTACGTCTATCAGTGTAAGCTGATACGCAAGACGATGGTTGAGACAAGAGCGGCGGGGAGCATCGAGGGAACGCCGCATAACGTCAATTATTGCCCGATGTGCGGCAGAAAAGTGACAGAGGGCTAGGAATGGGACTGATAACAACTATTAAGAGGTGGCTAAGCATGTTTTTTCGAAGCGAAGCGGAGCAGGCGTTTAACGTTGATACGATCGAATCCCCGGTAATGGATACGGTAATTAAAAAATGCGCTGCTGTTTATTCCGGAGAACCGCCGTGGAAAGATGTAAAAAACGGCATCCGAACAATTAATTTTGCGAAATCGTTAAGCTCCGAAACAGCGCGGCTTGCGACACTAGCAATTAAAATCACAATCGAGGGATCAGCAAGGGCGGAGTGGCTGCAGCAACAGACGGATGCAGTGTTTTTCAGTATCCGAAAATGGGTGGAATATGGCTGTGCGTATGGAACGGTAGTCATCAAGCCGAACGGGAAGACACTGGATGTATTCACGCCGGATGAAGTGCTTATAACCGATTATGATAACCAGAATATCACCGGAATGATATTCAAAGATACGTACACGCAAGGAAAATGGTACTACACGCGGCTGGAATATCACCGATTTGCAGAAGAGAAGCAGGGCGAGGAAACAGTACGTCCTTATTATATTTCCAATCGGGCCTATCGGTCGAAAACACCGGATTCAATCGGCGATCCGGTGGCTCTGAAAGATACGAAATGGTCTGAGCTTATGGCAGACTCCCCGCCGATTCTGAAAGCGAACGGAGAAAGCCTGGATGGCCCGATGTTTGGCGTATTCGTGACACCGCAAGCGAATAACGTAGATAAGTCTACGCCACTCGGCCTGCCGGTATATGCCGAAGCTCTGGAAGAACTGAAAGATCTTGATATTGCGTATTCCCGCATGACCGGAGAAATCCACGACAGTGAACGAATCGTTCTGGCAGATGATCGGTTATTATCTCCGGCTGGCACTCCGGTCAATAAGATGACCCCGGGAGCAGCCGCAACCACGCACCTGCCAAAGTATGTTCGCAACGTGTACGGAGAAGGAGCGGATACATTCTATCAAGAGATTAACCCGACACTCAACACCGAGGTAAGAGTTAATGGTATCAATGCGCTATTATCTCAGATCGGCTATAAGGCGGGCTTTTCAAACGGCTATTTTGTATTCGACCAGAAAACCGGTATGGTAACGGCAACACAGGTTGAATCCGATGACCGGCGGACGATCCAGTATATCAAAGATGTTCGGGATCAGCTCGAGAAGTGCATGGATGCCGTCTATTACGCGCTGAGCGTCTATGCGGATCTGTACGGCGAGAGTCCGGCAGGGGAATACGAAGTAACGTATGATTTCGGTGATATTACGTACAACCGTGAGGAGGATCGTGCACGCTGGTGGAGCTACGTTACTGCCGGAAAGGTACCGGCGTGGATGTATTTCGTCAAGTTCGAGGGATTCTCGGAGGAAGACGCAAAGGCAATGGTCGAAGAAGCCACTCCGAAAGAGGAAGAGCTTTTTGACAGCAAATATAAGGAGGAATGATGACATGGATATGAGTGGAGTAGCAACAGTAGTCTGCATCACAGTAGTCTGCTATCTGGTAGGCATGGTGATGAAAGCAACGGATATTAGCAACAAGTGGATTCCGTGCGCAGTAGGATTGGCGGGAGCGGTGCTTGGCGTAGTTGGTATGTACACAATCCCGGACTTTCCGGCGCATGACGTGCTTAATGCGGTAGCTGTCGGCATCGTCAGCGGACTTGCGAGCACAGGCGCGAACCAGATTATCAAACAGGCACAGAAAGAGGAATAAGACATGCTTACCCCGGAGTATCTGCAGCACGCGGCAGAGGGCGCAGAAGCCATCACAGAGGATTTGCACAACAGAATCATGCGGAAGATCGTCAAGGCGATTCTAACCCGCATGGAACGCGGCGAGAATTACATGTTGACGGCGGCGGACAAGTGGAGAATCGAAGCACTGCAGGAAGCTGGCTATTTGCTGGAAGATATCCAGAAAGAGATAGCAAAGGCGACCAATCAGCAGCTATCAGAGATCAAATCAGCCTGCGTTGACGCGGGAATACAGACGCTCAAGTGGGACGACGCGGTATATAAGGCGGCTGGGCTGGTACCTACGCCGCTTCTTCTTTCCCCCACACTGATGCGCGTACTGGAAAGAGACTATAAGGCGACCGCGGGCACATGGCGGAACTTCACCCGGACGACCGCGGAAGAAGCGCAGAGACTCTTTATCAACGAGCTTGACAGCGCCTATCACAGGGTTCTGAGCGGCGGAGAGTCTTACGGCGCTGTGGTGGCTGATCTGATCGAGAAAGTTTCCGAGGAGGGGCTGACAGTCAAGTACCCGACAGGATACCGGCAGAGTCTTGAATCTGCGACCATGACCATCGTACGGACTGGCATAGCGCAGGCAGCGTGTGATGTATCAGAAGCGCGAATGGAAGAAATGGATTGGGATATCATTCTTGTATCTGCCCATGTAGGTGCACGAACAGGAGACGGTGGTCAGAACCCGGGGAACCATCTGTGGTGGCAGGGCCGCTTCTATTCCCGCACTGGAAAAGACAGGAGATACCCGAATTTCTACGAGGTGACCGGATACGGTACCGGCGAGGGGCTGGGCGGCTGGAATTGCCGCCATAGTTTCGGATCAGGTGATGGCAAGAACAATCCATTCGACGAGAAAAATATCTCTTACGCAGATAATCGTAAGGTGGAAGAAGCACAGAAGCGGCAACGATTGTTGGAACGCAGGATACGAAACAGCAAAAGGCAAATTCAAACTTTGCAATATGCTATAGACAACGCAAGCGATGACGAGACGAAAAGCAAATTGCAAAGTAGAACAGAGCAAAAAGCTAATTTGCTTACTAAGCAAAATAAAGCATATCGCAAGTTTTGCGAAGACAACAACCTGCGCCCTTATGATGAGCGATTGAAAATAGCCCATTGGGACCGAAAACAGGCAGCAAGAGCCGCAGCGGATGCACGGCGATATCAAAAACGCAAAAAGGAAAAAGCAGATGATTGAGACGATTAATCAAATCATGATTCTCTGCGGCTGGATAACTACAGTAGGTGGCGCGATTGTGGTTCTGACCGGAGCATGGAAGAAATTCAAAAAGCCCGAGAGGGATCTGGAAAAGAGGATGCAGACGATGGAGGAGGATATCAAGGATATCAAGTCAAAACTTGAGAAAGATTATACCTCTATCCGCACCCAACGAGATGATATGAATCTGATAATGAGGAGCATGTTCAATCTGATCGAAAATAAGATTACAGGGAACAACATCGAGGGCTTAAAAAAAACGAGGGAAGAACTTGTAAATGCGATGACCGACAAGAAAAATTAAGAGGGCTTATCTTGAAAGTGTATGAATTCACAGTACCGGAGCTGGAATATTTTCGCACGTATTGTAATTTTACGCGTGACGAACGTACACTTTTTGATTATCGGAGTAGGAATATTCCGCTCGAAAAGTGTGCGGAACTAATGACATTTCTGTTTCTACTGCAAAACGGATCAGCAGAAACGTAAACACCAAAATCATTAAAGTATGCTGATTGATACTTTTTTGAGCATTTCATGGGACTTTGACGAACTGTCAGAGTCCTTTTTTTGCGCCTAAAATATGAGTAGAAAGAGAACGGAGGGATGAATATGTATCCGTATATTGACCCGCAGGCATTTGCGAACGAACAGGCAATGCTTCAGCAGAGAATTAATCAGTTGGAACAGGCGAGAAACCAGCAGATGAGCATGTATGCACCACAAAGTCAGCAACAGCAGCAGGCGCCGACCAGCAACGTAAATTGGATACAGGTTGCAGGCATCGAGGGCGCAAGAAATCAGATTGTCCAGCCTGGACACACTGCCTGGATGATGGATAACAACAGCCCTGTGTTCTACGTTAAGTCTGTGGACGGCATGGGAAGCGCGACTTTCAAGGTGTTTCAGTTCGCCGAGATCTCGCCAGAAGCCCTAAACCCGGCACAGAGCCAGCCGAAAGAAGAAAGACAAGAATACGTTACGCGGCAGGAATTTGACGCTCTGCTGACGCGGTTAGGCGAAAAGCCGGAGAATAAGGAGGAACCCGTATGAATCCATTAATGAGCATGATAGGCAATATGGGCGGCGGTAACAACCCGATGGGCGCGATGATGCAGGCTATGCAGATGGTCAATAAGCTCAAACAGGCGGGCAACCCGCAGGCCGCAGTAGAACAGATGGCGCAGACGAACCCAAATGTTAAAAAAGCTATGGATATGTGCAAGGGAAAGAACCCGAAGCAGGTATTCGAGGAAATGTGCAGACAGAACGGGATGGACCCGGGGCAGTTCTCCGGGCTGATGAAATAAGATATTAGGGCGGTGCACAGCCTTAATAAATAGAAGAATAAGGAGAAAGAACCATGACAGATGGAACAATGGGACTTAGCGCGGCTGATGTAGCAGCCGTAACGAGAAACAATGACGATGACTGGGGCGGTGGCTGCTGGTGGATCTGGATTATTTTACTGGCATTTCTGTTCCCGATGATGGGCGGATGGAACCGCGGCGTTGAAACTGGCGTACATGATAATTTCATTTCAGATGAATTTGTAAAACGTGACATTTTCAATACCAATCAGAACGTTTCCAACACAGCTTGCCAGACGCAGCGAGATGTATTGGAAAACCGGTACACCAATCAGCTCGGCTTACAGCAGGTACAGGCGGCACAGCAGAATTGTTGCTGCGAAACGCAGAAAGAGATCTTGCAGAGCCGGTACGATGCGGCACTCATGGCACAGAATATGCAGGCTCAGCTGGCACAGTGCTGCTGCGACATCAAGGAGAGCATTCTGGCTGATGGAAACACAACCAGACAGATGATGCAGGAAAACACCATCCAGACACTCAGAGATAAACTGGCAGACCGTGACCGCGATCTGCAGAACGCGGTCAATCAGATCTCACAGGTTTCTCAGACCCGTACAATCATTGATGCGATACGCCCGACACCTACACCGTCTTATCTTACATGCTCCCCGTATTTTGCGTACAACATGACAGGATACGGCGGATGCTGCGGAAATGGTGGTAACGTGCTGTGATGAATACGAACGAACTTTCCGCGCTTGATTTTCTGAACCTGTTTGGAGTATTCCTGCAGGCGATGAACTATCAGAGTGACCTGTCACAGGCAAGCAATGCTGATATTGCAAAACACCTGCAGGAACAGGACAGAAAGTACCTTGATCGGATCATCGAAAACCAAAATAAAATAATCAGCATGTTGGAAGATTCCAAATCTACGAAACAGTAGTTGTGCAAAATTGCAGGGGTAGGCGCGGAGCTTGCCCCTGTTTCGTTTCAAAAAAGGAGAGAAATTATGCTAAATGTAATTGCAAAAGCAGAACAGACAGTAGCGGTAGAACAGAATGTTGTATTTACCAATACCCGCGTAAAATCCCGTCGTTGTGGATGCTCCAGCGGATGGCTGAACCACATCGAGGGAAGCGGAATTTTCACAATCACGAACCGGACGAACCTTCCTATCGCAGTAGAATTACAGTTCAATGGAAACGTAACAGCGGCGGCAGCAGGCGCGACCGTGCTTACGCTGAGACTGAACGGAGAAGCGGTTGGAGGAACAGAGATGGATTATACCGTAGTTACGGCGAACACTTATCAGAATGTGAGCGCGGACACGCTGATCCCTGTACCGGCAGGAACAAGCCTTACTGTATCAGTCGGAAATATTTCTACAACCGAAGTCCTGGTAAAAGACGCGAACCTCATCATCAAAAAAGTTGCGTAGGGGGTGACGAATCATGATTACTTTCCGAAGCAAAACAGACGTAACAGATGCGGATGCTATTTTTTCGGAAATCAACAGCCGCTTCGTGGCAGCTATCATGATGCACGGCCAGATGGCAGATTATTTCGATTTTCTCGGGCTGAAAGGTTACAAACGGATACATGAGTACCAGCACATCGCAGAAAGCCTTGAGCGCCGTAAGGTGTGCCGGTATTACATCGAACGGCACGGGAAAATTATTCCAGATGCGTTTTCTGGCGAGGTTAAAATGATTCCGGACGGATGGTATGCCGCAAAAAGCATTTCCGTCGGAAAAGGCACTAAGCAGAAAGCCGTAGAGGATGGATTTTCCGCCTATCGTGAATGGGAAGAGGAGACAAAAGCGGTATATCAGAGCTATGCCTCAACGCTACTTGAAAAAGGAAATGTGGAAGATTTCATGCTTGTAGCTTCGCTGATAGATGATGTGGGCGATGAACTAAAAGAGGTTGACAAAATTATTCTTGATCTGATCTCGACCGGCTATGATATGGTCCATATCACTGAGTCGCAGAAAGAATTGAACGAAAAATACAAAAAACGCATGAAAGGAATCGAGGTTGAATGATGGGAAACGTGAAAGAAGTGCTGGAAAAGCAGTTGGAAAGAGAAAAAGAATCTGCGATGCAGAAACTCACGACAGATAACCTTGACGCAATGTTCAAAATCACAACCACACTGTGCAATATGCGGAAAATGGAGTGTGGGAGCATTCCATCGGTCATGATGGATGCATCAGAGACACTGATTAAGAAGTACAGCAACGGAAAATATGATAAGAATATTGATGCATTGTATGAAGAATACATTGCGGCAAAAATGGCGTACCAGGAACACGGAGATGCGGTGCACAAAGATAAGCTTATGGATTCCGTCGGCCGCCTGATGGTTGAGGTGTTCGATATGCTGCAGGCGATGATTCTTGATGCGGATTTCCGCGACGAAAGACAGGCTATCATGCAGCAAATTCGAAAACTTGCTGATTCGTGATGACAAGATGGGTACAACGAAAAACATTGAATGTAGTACGATAGGAGCGTGAAAAGAAATTGGGATGGGCTTGTAAGTCATTTTGATGTTCAATTCACCTCCTTTCGACGTTCTAGGGGATCCTGTTAAGAGCCTGCACAAGGCTCGGAACGTGTCTGAAATATGCCGCGTTTTCCGTTCCTCAAGCCTTTCTGAAAACGCGGCGTGTTTCTTATTATTTTATGAATTACACAATTGGGAAACAGTAATGGAAAACTGGCATCATCCCCCTTGATTCTGCCATAAGATGCTGGATCTTTGGACTGCTTGATAGGTTCGAATCCTATTTTCCCATTACCCCGGCAGAGGTTGATCTGCCTAAATCCATTACTGCCGACGGGCAGTTAAAAACAACGTTTAGGAGGATAGAAAATGCAGAATTACGAAGCAATTCTTTCAGAACTCGAAATCGAGATTCCGGAAGACAAAAAAGCGGATCTGAAAAAGAAGATGGAAGAAAACTATCGGACCAAATCAGATTATGACAAGGTAGTTACAAAGCGTGATGAGTATAAGAACTCGCTGGATGATGTGCAGAAAGAGCTGGAGGGATTCAAAGACGTGAACGTCGAAGAATTACAGACGAAAGTTACAACCCTCACCACACAGCTCAACGAAGAGAAAGCTGGACGGGCAGCAGATGCCAGAAAGGCAGAAGTCGAAAAACAGGTAAATGATTTCTTGACGGCTACAGACGAAAAGGGAGCGAAGAAATACGAGTTTTTGAACGATATTACTGCCGACTACTACCGAGCAGCGCTTGCAAAGGCACTGGATGCTGATTCTGCAAAAGGAAAGTCCATTTCGGATATCTTTACAGAGATGATTACCGACAAGGACGGAAAACAGAAAGCAGGGATTTTCGCAGATGCCGGAGCCGAAAAGGCAAAGAACAATGCAGCCAAATTCACACAGCCTACAACTGGCGGCAAGGGCGGCGAACTTACGAAAGAAACTTTCCGCAAAATGAATCTTGATGAGAGACTTAAATTAAGAGAAGAAGATCCCGAACTGTACGAAGCACTCTCGAAATAACACCGTTATCGCGCGATAACGCTTGACCGCAAAAAGTTACGCGGTAGAAAGGAAATATAATGCCAAGAACTGGTACTTTTGGCGGCTTTTCGTTTGATCCGGAGGTGTTCTCCGACTACATGAGCGAGCAGCCGACCTGGAATGATCGAATCTTAGCGTCTGGAATCCTTGTACCGGATCAGACGATCATGGATCTGATCGGAACAAAAGGAAACGTTGCAACACTTCCGTTTTATGTTCCGATTGATGAGGATGAATCTCACGCGCTCAATAATGATGGTGAAACCGACAACACCCCGACTGATATCAGTGGAAAGAAACAGACTTGTATGCTGACCCAGCGTATGAAAGCATGGAAAGCCCAGGATTTCACAAAGGAGCTGACCGGTGCTGACCCGATGACACATGTTGCAAACTCTGTTGCCGGATTCTATCGGCAGGTAAGAACCCGCGATCTCATGGCCATTGTTGATGCGGTTCTTGCACTGGACGGTATGAAAGATCATGTTACGGATCTTTCGGCGACGGCATCTTCTGGTGTTACAACCGTAACAGATGCAAACAAAATCAATGATACAACACTGATTTTCGCACAGCAGAAAGCAGTTGGAGACGCAGACGAGAATATGGGTCTGCTGGTCCTTAACTCTTACATCTATGCTCGATACAAGGCTATGGGGCTGGTTGATTACAATAAGTATACAATCAAAAATGCTATTGAGCGAGATGTTGAGCTTCCGACGATCGGCGGATTCATTCCGGTTGTATCTGATCGTTTCACGGTAGACACATCTACAGACGTTCCGATCTATAAGAGCTATATGATCGGATCTGGAACGGTGCTCACCTGCGAGAAGACCAACTACGAAGACCCGTACTATGCAGACTACGATCCGGAAACCAAAGCCGGTATTCGTAAGCTCTACACAAAACAGGGCTACGTACTGCATCCGAACGGATTCTCAATAAATGCAAATAAAATCGCCAAAGAATCCCCGACCACTGCGGAACTCGGAGCAAAAGCGAACTGGTCACTTGCATTCAATCACAAAAACATCCGTATGGGACTGATTAAGTCCAACGGTTGACGGAGGTATCTGGTATGGCATATGCAGACTATGAATTTTATACAACTTCATATTTCGGCGATACCGTGCCAGAATCCGACTTTCCGCGGTACGCCGAGCGGGCAAGTGATCGAATCGATATTCTGACATTCGACCGGCTTGCCGACGGGCTGCCGGAAAACGAACGGGCACAGAAAAAGATCAAGAAAGCGGTCTGTACACTGGCGGATGCACTTTTTCAGATCGACACCGTAAAAAATGCCGCGATGGAAACAGTAGGAACCGTAAAGAGAGAAGATGGAACGGTCATCAATAAGGCCGTTTCTTCGATTTCTTCCGGCAGTGAAAGCATCTCCTACGTGACCGGAACCAGCGGTACAAATTCCAGCGTCTACGGACAAGCGGCGATGGACAAAAAGGTAGAAAACGTGCTCGTGACACAGATTATTCTTGAAAATCTACAGGGCGTTATGACGGATGACGGCGTTCCGGTCCTGTATGCAGGAGTGAGGTTGTGAGATGGGCGGAAGAGGAGCAAGCAGCAGATTACCCATGCCCCACCGAGAGCGTGGCATGGACGTTACAATAAACGGCGAGACAACGCGGTATTATTTTACACGAGAAAATGGTATTAATTACTATAAACGTGGAATTGGTGGAATGGAGCAACCTACGCCGCTTAATATGTCGCAACGAGAATTTCGCGAGCGTGCGGAATCTAACGGGGCTACGACAAGAAACATTTTGGCTTCTGAGTGGCGTAAAGATTTGGAAAATTACAAAAAGGACAGAAAAGAAACGAATGATTTTCTAAATCGGAACGAATTTAACCGTACTGCAAAAAAAGATACCAGAGCAGAACGGAATTATAACAGGGGAGCCAGAAGGAGAAAATGATGGGTGGAAGAGGTAGCAACAGTGGAATGATGAAAACTGTAAACGGTAAGACGGTAAAACGCTTCAATACCCCCCCCTAAAGGCTGGAAACCCGTAGAAAATGCTCTTACGAATCCCAAAGGCTATACGTGGTACTCGAATGGAAAATCACGTTTTAGCGGTCAATATGAGACGGCGCTTGTAAAGAATAAGAAGTAGGTGAAACCATGTATGATGAAACCATAACTCTTTTCAATCGGTACGAAGATCAAACCGGGAATGTATTCTGGTATCCGACCGTGCTGCAGTATGTGGATCTTATCACGGATAAGGTCGCAAATATTGTCCGAACCGGCATTGACAGCGCCGATACAGCCAGTCTGCACGTGGCATATACGCCAGATAACGGCACTATTATGGTGCAGGGAAAGAAATGGTTATCACCGAAAGCCTGGAAAGCTCAAACAAACGAAGAACTTCCGGGAACAATCACTTTCGCTAACGAAGATTTTTTCGTGCTTGGCGATTACTGCGTCAAGAAAGAACAGGCTTATCTTATCGATCATAACGGAGCATACGTGCAGGATCACGAGAAAAGGCCGATTGCCACCATCGTTGAACGGCAGATGTACGGCGTGGTGAAAGACGCGGAATACACAAGCAGAGTAGACCGCGGATTCTATGACTACATGAATAAAAAATACGATAATGTGTTTTCCATCAGCAATGTAGGCGGTCCGTACAGGCTTATTCCTCATTTTGAGATAGGGGGAAGATGATGAGTAATACAAAGCATTTCCCCAGTTTTTCGGTTGTGAATGGACACGTTAAGGTGCAAGTAGACCTTACGAGATTCGATAAGCAATTCCGGGAAGCTCAGTTTTGGCTTGACGGGCAGGTTATGAACGATATGATTCCGTACATGCCATTTCGAGACGGAATCATGGTAGACACCACCAGAGTGCGTAGCGCATCCATGCAAGGCACTGGAAAGGTGTGTGCAGGCGCTCCACCGTACGGTCGTTTCTTATACGAAGGAAAGCTTATGGTTGATCCGGAAACGCGCTCAGCGTGGGCGAGACCAGGAGCAAAAAAGGTAGTTACTGACACACCGCTGAAATTTGATAAAACGGCGCATCCGTCCGCAACGGATCACTGGTTTGACGCGGCAAAGTCGGCACACGGAAAGCAATGGGTGAAGGGAGTGAAGAAACGTGCCGGAGGAGGTTAAAAAACCTGTTACATACGATGTGGACGGATACGACATCGTAACGAAAGCGCTGGAAACAGTTCTGAACACTTTCCCCGGACTTCAGCCGACCGAAAAGATCAAGTTTTCGTCGCTCAAAGAGGATGAAGGGATTGCATTCTATCCAGCGAGTGGAGCTGTGGTTGCTTCTGAAAAGAAATACATCACAGGAATTGTGGATCAGCTTTGCAACTATCCGTTTTACATCGTGTATCGCTCAGCACCTACAACGCCGGGAATTAAGACAGAAATCAAAGAATTTCTTGACACTCTCGGGAAATGGCTGGAAAAACAGCCCGTGCAGGTGGATGGGAAAGAATATCATCTGAATTCTTACCCTACACTTACGGAAGGAAGAGTTATTGAATCTATAACCCGTCTTACGCCATCTTATCTTGATACGGTGGCAGAGAACAAAGTGGAAGACTGGGTTATCAGTATGTCCTTAAAATATCGGAAAAAATTCAAAAAATAATCATACCGGCACCGATTCGGCAGCCGCTGACCGCGAAAAGTTACGCGGTAGAAAGGAAAAAACATGTCTAAACTTGAGCGTGAAGCAATGGCCACTTACCTTGATTCGACTTTCAAGAGAGTCGTGGCATCCGCAAGCTGGGTGCTGGTAGGTGACGATATCGAGGATATGTCCGTTGAGCTTAATCCGGACACAGAAACAACCAAAAACATTCTCGGACAGACCAAAACGAGAGACAACGGATATGAGCCGTCTATGGACGCTGACCCGTTCTATGCTGATCCGGATAACAAGCTGTATCCGGTACTGCGAGATATCGCCCTTGAACGTAAAAAAGGCGATGCCTGTAAAACCCTTATGCTGGAGGTCATCGTGGAGGACACAGCGGCGACCAATCATCTTGCGTACGTGCGTGAGGTCATCGTAAAACCGCAGTCTTACGGCGGCGATACTGCAGGCCTTAATATCCCGTTTGCCGTTTCCGAGGATGGGAAATTCACCAAAGGATACGTAAGCGCAGCTTCTCTTAAAACCGGAACTCCGGAATTTAATGAGGGCGCAGCGCCAGCTTCCGATAAAAGCACATCCCTGGCGTAAGATCACACACGAATAGAAAGGAGCTTTCCAATGAGCAACAAACTCGTAAAACCGCAGAGTAACGATATCATTATTGATGATGGCTTAAAAACTTATTACATCAAAAATAAGCAGGGCCATGTATACGGGAAATTTGATTTTCGACCGTCCGACACCAATCTTATCTCACGATATGATGAGGTTGTAGAACATCTGAACAGCTTTTCAGTGCCGGAAAACGAACCGGCGGACATTAAAAAAGTTGAAAGCATGGTTGCCGATGAGCTTTCCTATCTGATCGGATCGGATTCGAAAGAATCATTTTTCAGCATCTTAGGCCCGTTCTCTCCGCTTGCTTCTGGAAAGCTGTTTTTCGAAGAAGTTGTTGACGCTATCGGCCGCGTGATCGAAACTGAGACCGAACACAGGGCTAAAAAAGTTCGAACACGTATGAACAAGTACGTTACAAAATATCGTAAATAATGGACGCGTGGAGCCTTCCGACATCGCTCAACGTTGCAGGAAAAGAATATCCAATACGCTCAGATTATCGAGTGGTATTGGATATTTTGCAATGCATGAACGATCCCGAGATTTTCGAACCAGATATGACCGAGGACGAAAAGAGGGCGGAACAGGTCATAAGTATGTTAGCTATCCTCTATATTGATTTTGACGATATCCCACCCGGAGAATGGGAAGAAGCTGCGGAAAAAGCATGTGAATTTATTGACTGCGGGTTTTCGGAGGACACAAAGCGAAAAAGGCCAAAATTAATGGACTGGATACAGGATGCAACCATTATTATTCCGTCCATCAATAAGGTTGCCGGAAAAGATGTGCGCGGTCAGAAGTATCTGCACTGGTGGACTTTTTTTGCATTATACATGGAGATCGGGGAAGGCACGTTCGCAACTGTGGTGAGCATCCGGGACAAAAAAGCCAAAGGAAAGAAGCTGGACAAGTGGGAACAGGAATATTACAGGGATAATAAGGCTATCATCGATCTCAAATCGGCAAGCGGCCAGAGAAGCGAAGAAGAAAAAGCAGCTCTTAGAGAGCTTTTCGGAATATCAAAATAACTGCCGGAGCTTCGTATGCTCCGGCACAAACCGTTAAAAGTTACACGGTAGGAAGGAAAAACGCATGGCGGGACAGGCTGACGGCTATATCATCATTGATACGGAGATTGACACCAACGGCGCAAAAGCTGGAAGTAAGGAGCTGGAAGCGAATGTGCGGCAGTGTATCTCGTCTATTAATGGTCTTGGAGACAAGGCCAAAGCATCACTCAACAAACAGGCGAATGCGTTCTCGAAGCTGAACGATCAGTACAGAGAGCAGGAAAAAAGAGTCGAACAGCTCAAAGAAAAGGTTGCTGAACTCGGAAAACAGCAGATACCGACTGACGAATACAAAGAGATCCAGGCGCAGATAGAGTCTGCTAAGACGCAGATGGACAAACTCATCTATGCGCAGGAAAAATTTGTGGCACTTGGCGGAAGCGAGGACAGCAAAAAGTATAAGAGCTATCAGTATGATATTGACCAGCTCGCAAAAACAATTGATGATGCAAACAAAGAATTACAAGAATTGGAGCAAAACGGAGAAGCGTTTTCTTCTGCGTTGGGCGGTGAAACTCCGACTTACAAATACAAAGAACTTGAATCTGAGCTTGAGTCATTAAGTCAAGAAATTGATGTGGCAAAGGCAAAATGGGACGAATTGCGTGCGTCAAATACTGGTGGAATTAATGATGAAGAAATTAAAAGCACCTTAGAAAATCTCGATCTTCTGTACGAAAAATATAGTGCAGTAGAAGCGAAAATGCGCGAAAAAGAAAAATTTGGTACTGATGTAATCAAAACCGAGCCAGCAAAAGAAGCAGCGGCAGTAACGGAAAAATTGGCCCAGGAAGAAGAAAAACTGGCCAGTATCAATGACCGGTTAAAAACGTCTTATGACGGCGTAAAATACAGCATTGACAGCTATTCAAATTCGGCGAATAATTCAGCGACTAAAAACGCAGCAGACAACGCGTCAAAGTTGGAAAAATCCAATGAAAAGGTTGCTGACAGCGGAAAGAAGGCCGCAAATTCACTGAAAGAAACCGGAAGTGCGGCGGGAAATGCCAAAAACGGAATTATGACGTTGTTAAAATACGGTCTCGGCATCCGCTCATTATTCGTGCTTTTCAATAAGCTGAGAAGCGCGGTTGTGGCTGGAATGTCAAATTTGGCGCAGGAATCCGGCTCAACCAACTCGGCTATCTCTATGTTGTGGGGTAGCTTGGAACGGCTCAAAAACAGTCTTGCAACAGCTTTTGCGCCAATTCTTACAGCGATCGCACCGATTCTGTCAAAATTCATCGACATGCTCAGTACCGCGGCAACTTACGTAAGCATGTTCTTTTCGATGCTGTCTGGGAAGAAAACATACACCCGAGCATTAGCTGTTCAGAAGGATTACGCGGCATCTCTAAGCGATACGGCATCGAGTGCGGAAGATGTAGCGGACGCAACCAACGACGCGGCAGATGCGGCCGATGCGGCCGCAGAAGCAACTGAAAAATACCTTTCCCCTCTCGATGATCTGAACAAGATGGATTCGAAAAGCGACAGCGGTTCCGGCGGCGGTGGCGGTGGCGGCAAATCCCCGGGAGCTGGCGGCGGGGGCGGTGGAACCGGCAGTGCGCCGATGTTCACGGAAGAGCAGATCCCTAACGCTTTTCTGGACAATCTGCAGAAAGTTTTTGATTTACTGAAAAAGATTAAAGACCTGTTTATGTCCGGTTTCTGGGATGGCCTTGGAGATTACAAACCGCAGCTTGCAGAGCTAAAAAAGGATTTTGCATCCATCAAAAAGAATCTTGCGGAGATTTTCACGGACCCGGAAGTAGTAGGAGCCGCAAAACGCTTTGCAGAATCTGTAATCTATAATCTCGGGGTCGTAGCCGGATCAATAGCAAGCGTAGGCCTTACACTGGCTGTTAATCTTGTAGGCGGTTTTGAAAGCTATCTGAGCAGAAATAAAGATAGAATCAAGAAATTTTTGGTTGACGTTTTCAACGTCGGAGCAGAAATTGCAGATGAATTCGGACTTATCGCAAAAACGATAGCCGAAGTATTTGCAAAAACGTTTGGCACACAAACAGCGCAGGATTTGACAGGAAATCTTATCGGAATTTTTGCATCTTTAGGCGGCTTGGCTGTAGAAATTTTTGCACGATACGAGCGCGATAAAATGTATCTTGCCTGGCAGCCATGGATCGATAACAAAGATAAATTAGTCGAAGCAATTAACGAAACAATCGCACCTATTCAGCATCTCGCGCAGGTTATCGAGGACTTTTTAAACGATACATCCGACAAAATCATTACATTTTATGATGAGGGTGTTAAGCCATTTATTGATCACATCGAATCAGGCTGTGCGTCTATTTTGGAAACATTGCTTGATCTGTACAATAGTTATGTAGTGCCTATCATCGATGAATGGGGAACGCGGCTCGAAGATTTGATTAATGGACCTCTTACAGATTTTGTCGATAAATTCCTTGATGTGTGCACAAAAATCATTGATGCGCTACAGCAAATTTGGAATAACGTTCTTGTTCCCCTTATTAATTGGATTCTTCAAAATGTAATTCCATTATTGGCTCCTGTTGTACAATGGCTAGGCGACGCGGCTATTGATTTATTGGGCGCTGCGGTAGAAATGGCGAACGGAATTCTGGATATGCTCGGCGGTTTGATCGATTTCCTTGTTGGTGTGTTTACGGGCGACTGGAAAAAAGCTTTTTCCGGTGCAGGACAAATAGCACAGGGATTTGCGAATACATGCGGCGCTGTAATTGAATGGATTGGCGACTATATTTTAACTCCATTTATGTCGCTGGTGAAAAAATTATTCTCTGTTGACTGGGTAAAATATTTTGGCGTAGCCGGTGTAGCTCCGCAGGAGCTTTGCGATTTGATCAAGGCAATATTCAAAACTATGAAAAACGTATTTGTTGGAATTATGAATTTTATTAAATACGCGTTTACTGGTGACTGGCGGAATGCTTGGCAGAGCGTCAAAAATATTTTTTCTAGCATTATGAGCGGACTTGGCGACGTCCTGCGTGCTCCGATTAATGGAATTATCAGCATGATTAACCAGGCGATTAACGGAATCAACACGTTGATTCGCGGTGCAAACAAAATTCCTGGGGTAAATATTTCAACAATTGGAAAAATTCCGCATCTGGCATCCGGCGCAGTTATTCCGCCGAACCAGGAATTCCTTGCTGTCCTTGGTGATCAGCGGAGCGGAAACAACATCGAAGCACCGGAGGGCCTTATTCGTAAGATTGTCCGGGAAGAGTCCGGCGGAAAGGCATCTACTTATAGATTTGTAGCTCAGCTTGATAGAAAGATTATTTTTGACGAGACGATTTCAGAAGGAAAGTTGAGACAGATGCAGACTGGTCAAAACCAATTTGAATTTTAAGGAAAGGTGATATCATGGCACAAAAACACTTGAAATTTGGCTCTTTTGAAGCTCCGGAAGTGGACGAAGATGGATATTCTCTTTCTTATGCGACAACTTCATCGGATGACTCTGGGCGTATTATGAGCGGCGTTATGATGAACACACCGCTCTTTACGGTTGAAGCGTACAAACTCAAATGGAGCGATATTTCCGCAGCAAATGCCGCGAAAATCCTGCAGGAAATCAAGGGAAAAAAACAGTATGATTTTTTCCATTTCAATGTATATTCTGGAAAATGGGAAACATCACCTTTTTATACCGCGAATATCGAAACAGCTTTTTATTCGCTTGTAGATGGCGAGGAAAAATGCTCAGAGTTAAGTTTTCAAGCAACGGGGGTTAATCCTGTATGAAAAATGTAAGTACGGCGTTTAGGGAACAAGTGAAAAAGGGGGCAATAATCTATCCGTATGCAGATGTAACACTTTCGGATGGCTCTACGCTTACGCTTAGTCCGAAAAAAAACTTTCGCGTGACAGGTAACTCTATCACACAGACGGCTGGAAATAATTCTTTCCCTCTTGGCGCGGCGATTTCGAAAACAATTAAACTTACCATTGATAATAGCGACGGCAGTTTTGATGAAAAAGACTTTCTCGCAGCTAAAATAACGTTAAAAAGTGGCGTTATTTTGGCTGACGGAACCACAGAAAAAATAAAAGAGGGAACGTTTTATGTCACAGATCCGGTTGCTCCCGGCAGTACACTTAAATTTACGGCCGCTGATGCAATTTCGAAAACGAGCGTGTCATATGTTCCAGGAGTAACTTACCCGGCTACATTATTCCGAATTTATCAGGATGTTTGTCGTCAGTGCAACCTTATTATCGGAAGCGCGTCGTTTCCTAATCAGGATTTTGTAGTAGAAGAAGCCCCGGATAATGTGAATTGTAGGTCTGTTCTTGCCAACATAGCAATGATCGCCGGTGGAAACGCGCTGTGTGACGAAAACGAACGTGTTGTTATCAAAAGTTACAACATGAACGACATAAAAAAAGCGGACGGAAGCTATAACACAGATGGGTTCCAGGTCTTTGAAGATTTTAAGAGCACGCCGGAAGTGTCTACAGATCCGATTAAAATAACAGGTGTACGGACCACAGTTGAGACAGAGGATGGGAAAGATTCTGAGCTTATCATTGGAGATACTCAGTATTGCTTTTCGGTTGATAATCCGTTAATAGTTGGAAAAGAATCTGACGGACTGCAGCTCATCGCGAACAATGTTATCGGGTTGAAGCTGTATTCTTTTAGCGGAAGTCACATTGCGTATCCCATGGCGGAGGTCATGGATACCTGTTTTGTTAGGAAAAATAATGGATCCGTTTTCCCAACCGTATTAACATCTGTTGAATTTAACTATCTTGGTTTCACCAACTTAAAGTGCGACTTGGATACACCGGAAAGAACAGCTTCTTCTTATGGAGGAAAAGCGGCAGAAATCTATCAGAAGATGAAGCGCATAACGCAGCGGCACTACACAGAATTTGAAAAACAGATGAATAGCTTAAGCGAACGTTTGGATAATTCTTCTGGAGTGTATATGACAACAGAAGAACAGTCAGACGGTAGCAATATCTATTATCTTCACGACAAGCCTACATTAAAGGAATCACAAATCGTATGGAAGATGACGGCAGAAGCGGTTGCGGTTTCCAGCGATGGTGGAAACACTTGGAATGCGGGCCTTACAGTCGATGGAACGCTTATTTCCAAAATCATGACGACGATAGGCATCAATTTTGACTGGGGTGTAGGCGGCGAGCTTGTTATTCATGACGAGTCTGGCAGAGAAACGCTGTATGTCAACGCAGAAACTGGAGAAGTAAGAATTTCGGCTTCTGCGGTCAGCATCAAAGGAGAAGATATTGATACCGTCATCTCGAGACTTTCGAAAAAGAATCTCGATGATTTTATTGACGGCGAATATGCGGACAAGATCAAAGATATCGAAAATTCTCTTGATAAAAAAGCGGAGTCCTGGTACCAGGAAAACGACCCTTCGATCGAATGGACGGCCACGGAAGAAACCTATTTGCTGGATTCTGACGGAGAAAACATCTTAGACGGGAATGGAAATCCTTTTCTGACCGTTTGGGAAAAAGAAAAATCTAGTCATGAGGGAGATCTGTGGAAGGTTCCGAGCACTGGTGATGAGTTTATTTACATCAGCGGAAACTGGGTAAAATCAAAGGTTCCGGATGATTTATTTGATTTTATCGACGGTAAGGCTCAAATTTTCGTAAACACGCCGGTTCCTCCGTACAACGTAGGGGATTTGTGGTTTGGCGGCGCGGATGCAGATATTATGACCTGTGTAAGAGATCGACAGGACGGAGAATTTTCTGCGGATGATTGGGAAAAGAAAAATAAATATACCGACGATAGCGCAGTTGATGAGCTTAACAAAGCTCTCGACCAGGAAGAGATTTTTAATCGTTTAACCAATAACGGAGAAGAGCAAGGTATTTATCTACTCAATCGCAAGCTCTATATCAACTTTTCGTTTGCACGCGGAGGTACACTGAAACTCGGCGGAGAAAATAACGGAAACGGTGAATTCTGTGTATACGACGAAAATAATGAGATAATTGGTTCCTGGAATAACAAGGGATTTTCTGTAGGAAAAGTGGAATCCATCAAACTTGGCGATTATTTTCAGTATGATGCTGCAGGAAACATCAATGGGAAAAGAGATGTTTTCTTGGAATTGGGCGGTTGGCAGATCAAGAGGACAGAAGTGTATGGAGAACCGGCAGAATACTGGGAAACATCAGGAACTCAGGAAAATGGTATTGGCGCTATAGGCCCGTGGATAATCTGGGGCGGATGGAACGGAGAAAATGCATTCAACAAAGATAATTATAACTTTGTTGCTACAGAAGATGGAACTTGCAAAGCCATGTCATGGGTTACTGGATCCAAATCAGAATGGAAAGAAGACATTCATGCCTATGAAGACGGTGCCCTTGAAAAAATTAATGAAACGACTGTATATCGATACAAATTAAAGCATCACGCGAAAGATGACGACGGAAGACACATTGGTTTTGTAATTGGCGACGGTTTCGACTTGACAGGCGATATATTAGACCACGATAAGAGTAATATTGATATGTACAATGCTATTGGAGTGGCTTATAAAGCCATACAGGAGCTAAGCAAAGAAGTATCTGACCTCAAAAAAAAATTAAAAAGATATGAATCGGAGGAGTAATCATGCCGTATTTTAAAAATTATTCAGAAAAATCAGAACTCGAAGACAACGACATTTCGATTTTAAGTGAGTTAAACGGAAAAACAAAAAAATTCAGTTTCGGAAATTTGTGGAATTTCGTTTCTTCCGGTCTTAAAAGTAAAACTGTCGAATCGCTGACTACGTCCGCAAAAAGCGTAGTTGACGCAGTTAATGAGGTCGCCACGCTGTCTAAAGCAAACGCATCGCGAATCGACACTTTCACCCAGTTGCCCAGTGGCTCCACCACGGGAGACGCAGAGCTTCAGGACATCCGGGTCGGAGCGGACGGAACAAAATACAGCACGGCCGGTGATGCCGTAAGAAAGCAGATCCAGGCAACAGAAGCAAAAATTGTGCCGGTAGACAGTACACTGAAAGAGTCCGGACAAGCTGCGGATTCGAAGGTTGTAGGAGAGAACATTGATTCACTAAAGGAAGATTTAGCTGACTATTATCCAAAGAAACAAGGCGCGTTCAAACGAGTAAATATGATTTTAAATTTACCCGATGAAGTAATTATGCCATCTGGAATTGAAAAAAATATTTTGAATGGTGTGTGCGAGATTAATGGTACATCTACAATTGATTATCCGAATCTCATTATCAAAAAATCTATATTAGCAAACCATGTATATTTATTCTCTGTAAAGATGAAAGAGAATGTAACTACTATTCAAACATGCTCTCTTACAACAAGAATTGGAACGACACCCATTAAACGAAACACATTAGGAGAATATCCCGTACAGCTTTTTGAGTATAAAAACTACTCTGAGTACACTACTTTCTGCGCACTTTTCTCGCATAATTCAGATGCGGATGCCGATTTCTCAATTTCGTTTGACCTTGCTAAAACTAACAAAAAAGTAGCTATTTCTGCAAAAGATTTCATTATTACGGATGTGACAGGGTTATCAGATATCCAAATAACAGAAATTGTACAAACTGGAATGAAAGATGGTGTGTATTATAACCCAGGTAAAAATATTGCAGATTCTTTATCTAATCAAGCAAAGGAAGATATCACAAGTGAAGCAATAAAGAAAATGTACCCAAATCCAAACGGATATTGGTATGGAAAGAAATGCTTAATTCTTGGAGATAGCACGTCCGCCACTGAACAGTGGCAGAAAAAGCTTTCCGAAAATCTCGGTATGAGTGTAACAACTCACGCCAAAGGCGGTATTCAATTTTTGCAAATGGTTGTCGGTAGTCTTGGGTATGAGGGTGATTATGATAATGAAACGGGAAACACTGGCGTTTTACAACCGTTAAAAATAAGTGATGTATACGACAAAAACTTAATCATTATTTTTGGCGGTTTTAACAACAGGGGTATGAAGCTTGGTGAAATTACTGACTTATACAAAACTGATGGAACAGGACAAAATACCGTAACTGGGCAACTCCAATTCGTACTTAATTGGATATACGATTTGCTTAAAGGAAATGAGTCTTATGCTCAAAACCTAAAGTGCAAAATTGTAATTGTGACACCTTATTGTTGTGGAAAATACAATTATGCAAACTATGATGGTTATAGTGGTGATAACTGGGCTGGTTATACTTTGCGTGAAATGTGCGACAGAATTATTGAAATTGCTGCGTTAAACAACTGTTCTAGCTATAACGCATGGGAAAACAGTGGAATCGGTCGTCACACATGGACAATTTATTCCGCATCTCCTACCGCAACGAAAGAAGCGGGAAGTGATACTGCACCGTATCCTACAAATGCAGACCAGTTGCACCTCAATGATTCGGTAGGATATCCTCACTTGGGGGATTGTATTTCTGCTTTTGTAAATGGAATCGTTTAATTAACTAAAAGATTAGAAAGATAACTACCGATACCATCTAAAATATATAGAATGGCAGCGGTAGCATTGGAAAAGGATCATGAATCATGTTTCTCAAGCCACTCGGAAAGAGCCTTGCGGATGACCCACGATGCGGTACGCTCCTCGCGTTCGCAGTATGAGATAAGCTGCTTAAGCTGTTCCGGTTCAAAGCTGATCGACATTTTCTTGTACTTGTCCTCTTCGGATTTGCGTGGATGAGCCATGATAACCACCTCCTCGAGACCACTATACCAGACGCGAGTGAGTGGTAGCAATAAGCAGTGATATATTGGGATATGTAGGCATAACAGACTAAGCGCCGCCTCGTAAAAGAACGTGCTGCTTTTTTGGGACTAGATAAGGCTAAAGATTTTGAAGAGTTTAGGGAAAAATATTTGAGTGCATCAGCCGAATACACCTATAACGGTGACAAGCAGGAACTTTATGAGGATGTATACGGCAAAATAACAAATACATGTCATGCAGAAGAATAGGAGGTACAAATCTATGAAGAAATTGTTTATTTCGCAGCCAATGAAAGGAAAGTCTGATGAAGATATCCTTGTAGAACGCAAGAAAGCAATCAAGAGCGCAGAAGAGAAGATTGGAGAGCCAGTAGAGGTTATTGATTCATTCTTCCAGGAAGCACCGGTTGACGCTAAGCCGCTCTGGTTTCTTGGAAAGTCCCTGGAATTACTGGCAGGAGCAGATGTAGCATATTTCGCTCCCGGCTGGGAAGACGCTAGAGGATGCAAGATCGAGCACACTTGCGCTGTTGAGTATGGTATTGATCGAATCGAACCGTAGAAAGGCGGTGATCCGTTTGTCTCCCAACTATGGGTTAAATAGTATTTTAAGGCATACGTAAGGGTGCCTTTTTCGTGTGAAAGGAAAGATTAATGGGATTATTATTACAAAAACTGGTTCAAACGGTTTAGATAACGCTGTAGCAGGCAGCGTGGTAGCGGTGCTGTCGTATCTGCTGGGGCCGCACTGGATCCTGTTTGCACTTTTCCTCGGACTGAATGTGGCGGACTGGCTCACGGGCTGGATGAAAAGCAGAATCGCCCACAAGGAAAGCTCCAGTGCGGGCTGGAAAGGGGTACTCAAGAAACTTGGGTACTGGATTATGATTGTGGTAGCGTTCGGAGCAAGTACGGCATTTATTGAGATCGGAGATACAATTGGAATTGACCTTGGAATTACAACGCTACTCGGATGGTTCGTGCTTGCATCACTGCTCGTGAATGAAATCCGGTCTATCTTGGAAAATTTTGTCGAGATGGGTTATAAGGTGCCGAAGATTTTGGTGAATGGTTTAGAAGTGGCAGACAAAAAAATCAACCAGAACCAGGACGAAGAAACAGAGTAAAAGAACAGTATAATTTTATTTTTGCGCCGGCGCAATCGCCGGTAGAAGGAGAAAAAAATGAGCTTAATTTCAAATAGTGGACATGATGAGAACGGAAGATATTCTGGCGGTAAGGCAGGCGATCAGACAGGAACCGAATGGGCGCTGATCCCGTGGTACTCCCGTCCCTGGAAGTGCGTACTGCGGCATCCGAACTCTGCAGTACGTGCAAAAATCGCAGAGCTTGGTGTCAAGGCGGCGAAAAACGACCTAATTGGTTATGATCAGGGACAGCGTGATACATACTGGCAGCATCTCAAAGTCAGCAACTACGATCCGTCGCAGATAACCATCGCCTGCGAGGCGGACTGCTCCGCAGGAGTCATTGCAAATGTCAAGGCCGTCGGGCATCTTCTGGGAATCGACGCTCTTAAAAATCTGAAAGCCACATACACCGGAGATATGCGGAAAGCATTCAAGGCAGCGGGATTCCTGGTTCTGACTGAGAGCAAATACCTGAATGGCCCGGACTACCTGTTAGAGGGAGATGTCCTGCTGAACGATGGAGCCCACACAGCCACCAACGTCGAAAATGGCAGATATTCCGGCGGAACATCCGGGATGAATACAAATACCGGATCCGGCAGCAACAATGCCAGAAACAACGTTTCTGATGGTCAGAAATGGCTCAACAGCAACTATGGGGACAAGATCCTGAAGTATTGTGAAGCCAAACTGCGCGTGGACGGAGACTACGGCGATAAGTCCAGATGGGCTGCCCTGGCGGTTTGGAAAGACTTGATGAACCGGAGATACGGCACGAAGCTGGATCCGACCAACAAGAACTTTTTCGAATCATGCAAAAAAGTTGCTTCGAAAGCCACCGTCAGCCATGGAACTCAGGGAACCTTTACCTTCCTGGTTCAGTTCATCCTCGCAGCGAAAGGCTTTTATTTCGGTAACATGGACGCTCTCTGCGGAGACGGACTGACTGCCGCGATCAAGTCCTACCAGAAATCCAAAGGCCTCGAAGCCGATGGATACTGCGGAGCCAACACTTGGTACGCACTGTTCAACTGATGAATCAACTGACCGGTTGTGATCCTGAAACGTGATCGGTCAGAAGTAACCAGTAAACCACGCAAAAAGACTTTCTTACCGGAGAAATCCGGTGCAATTCCATATATGCAATTTATACGCCACTTTGCCCTGGGTATCTTCGGATACCTGGGGCTTTTTTATTGCCATTTTTTAAGGTAAAATTAAAATAAATATATTACGTAAAATGTATTGACATATTGCGCAATATGTGATATATTATAACCATAGAAACGAAATAATAATTGATGAAAGAAATATTTCAATAGCAGAGACGCTGCGGCGCTTGACTCTTTGATGTAAAGGCGGTAATTATGAGAGAAACAAAAGAATTTAATCAAATTGAATATATCAACAATTATATAAAGAAGAAATACGATCGGATAAATTTGGTTGTACCGGCGGGAAGCAAACAAGTTATTAAAAGTAGGGCTGCACAAAAAGGAAAAAGCGTTAATCAGTATATAAATGAACTGATCGACAATGACTTAAAAAATAGTAAAGAGAAAAAAGGAGATAAGAAAATGAAAAAATTTGAAATCGTAAAAACAACAGCAGAAATCAGCTGGAAAGAAAGGGATGAAATCAAGGAAGGATGCACGATGTACGATGTGGATCCGGAAAAAATTGCTTCATTCGGAACCAAAGAGGAAGCCGAAAAGGAATTGAAAAAATACAAAACGGATGTGCAAACATCCGGAAGCCTCTTCACGGTAGAAGAGTTTTCGATCCAGGAAAACGAATACGACGAAGATGACGAATGGATCGGAGGCGGTGATATTTGGAAATTCACGCCAATGGAAATTTTTGTAGTCGACAAAGAAACACGGAAAACGATCGCAAAAGTCAAAACTTACGAAGAGGCGGAGGAGGCCGCAGAAGAGCATGAGGGCGATGCGGGCGCCGATATCGTGTTTTACGAATAAAAAAAATAGTCGTGTCGAAATGGCACGGCTTTTTTTATTTGACACATCGTTTACGGTGTGTTAATATCAAATGTGTCATTTTTGTGTCACAACTTTTCTCAAGAATGGCGTATTTGCGGGCATTTTAGTAGGTAAGGAAACTTGACTTTTAATCAAGTTGTCCGGGGTTCGAATCCCCGATGCTTCACTAATTGAAAAGGCTGGAAACCCTAGTAAAATCAAGGGTTTTCAGCCTTTTTACGTTGTCGGAATGAAATTATCGGAAAATCAAAGTAAGGTATTGTAGAGGAATGTAAAGGAATGTAGATGTGTCATTTTCGTGTCACATGGAAAGAGCAGCTTCTACCGCTCCGGCGGTATCCTCTTTTTCCAGCATGATATGATTGTAAATCCTCAAAACCATTGCTTCGTCATCCCCCAGGAGCGCCGCAATATTCTTGATCGACACGCGCGGGATCTGGTAGCACATCGCCGTACAGTAATTGTGCCGGAAAATGTGCGCTGTGAGCCCGCATATGGGCTGTTCCGCGACTTCGTTCATGGCCTTGATGATTCTGTCCCATTTGCGACGATATGAGGATTTAGACACCATTTTGCCGCCCTGCATGGAAAACAGAAGCGTTCCCTTGATGCAGAACCGCACGTAGCTTTCAAGCGACGTATAGAGCTGCGGAGGAATTGGAACCTGCCGGAATCCGTTCTTCGATTTCGGTTCTTTGATGCTCGGCTTTCCGGCATCATCAAATTCAACTGCTTTGTTCACATTGATGATCTTTTCGGAAAAATCAATATCAAACCGAGTAAGGGCGAGCACTTCTCCACATCTTAATCCGGTACAGTACAAGATATCCACAAAAATTCGATCAGATGGGGATAATTCAGCGTCTTGCATCGCCTTTTTCTCGTTTATGGTCAGTGGCCGCTTTTCATCTGCCTTGTAGTCGATTGGCTTCATCACGTCTTTGAGATCTTCGAGCAAGTTGGCTGGATACAGGCGGTCATGCACCGCAGCTTTCATGATCTGCGAGAACGTGAGTTGTAACTGCTGCTGAATGCGTTTCTTTCCGGCCGCGTCGTTAAGGACTGTCTGGTAGTGGATCGGCAGGACATCGCAGAGCCGCACGCCGTCCATCTGCCGCAGATGCTTTTCGATGATGTTCCGGTACATCCGCTTCGTGTTGTTCGTCGCTTCGGCTTTGTAGACTGTCAGCCACCGCCCGGCGTAGTCCAGGAACAGGATGTTCTTGTCTCGGACGGTTTCGAGGTTCTTAATCTTGTCGTTGTAGGCTGCCACCTTTGTTTCCAGATCCTTACTGCTTTTCTTCGATCGGATCGTAATATAGTGCTTTTTCCCATCAACATAACTTCCATCCCACACACGGGCTTGAAAATACCCGTTCTTTTGCTTTGTATATTTCGCCTTTGCCATCTATAGGCTCCTTTCGTTTAGTGGCTGGAAAAGCCACAGAGACGGCGCAAAATGGGTGCAAAAAAGCGGCCGCAAACAGACGGGAAAAAATAGTCGAAAAAAATCGAAAATTTTCCCGTTCCACTTGCGAAGCCGCCGGAAGTGTGATAACATAATCATGTTCATTAGATTATTCCTTCCGGGGAGTAACCTCTTATGAAAGGCCTAACAGATTGCGCCACAGTCTGTTAGGCCATTTTTTATTATCTATACATAATACGGATTCGGTTTTCCTAGAATCGTAAACAGGTCGATAATCCAGCCGATTCCAAAAATCCCCAGGGTACAGAGGTACAGGATACCCATTCCGAATTTTCCTTCGTAGAATTTGTGTCCGCATAAAGTAAAAAGGCACAGGAAGAAAGCAACCCATTTATTTTTTGGTTTTCCTGTGACGTATACTCCTTGGCTTGCACTCGCCGCTGCCGCTGCTGATGAAGAAGCTGCCGAAATTCCCAGCTTTTTCGCGAAATCACATTGAGTATACCCGAGCTTTATGCGCTCTTTTTCCAGATTTTCCG